TGGGCACAGCCGGTGTGGGCGTGGGCACAGCCGGTGTGGGCGTGGGCACAGCCGGTGTGGGCGTGGGCACAGCCGGTGTGGGCGTGGGCACAGCCGGTGTGGGCGTGGGCACAGCCGGTGTGGGCGTGGGCACAGCCGGTGTGGGCGTCTTAGGCAGGGCCGTCGGCACTTGCGCTGGGGGCACCACATACACTTCCATCGTTTTGGGGTTTACAGCTTTGGTCGTTCCGTTGGCAAACGTAATCAACGAAAAGTCAGACCCCGCTTTGCCGTAAACCGAATCGCCGGCACCTGTTTTGCCGATCAGCGAAAAGCCTTGGCCGGTATCCGCCCCGCCTCCAGCTTGCCCGCCGAACAGCGCGGTCAGTGGGCCGGGCAACACTGTGTCTGGTGACGTCTTGCCAATCTGCGCAATTGTGCCGAGCTGGGATTCCTGCGTTCCGGCAATCTCCAAATCCATCGCCCCCAGCTTAGAGGGCTTGCCGGTGGGGTCGTAAACAGTCGCACCTTCAGGCAGTTTTGAGTATTCCCCCTTGGAGTACTCACGACCAGAGGCATCGAAAACACCCGAGCCGCCTTGCATTGACTGATATTGCTGGGTCAGCTTTTCGTCCGCCGCCTGTGTTGCCGCGTCAGGCTGCGTTATTTTGACTTGGTCAGCGGCAGGTGTTGGAGCCGGGGTGGGCGCTTGGCTTAATTTGGCAAGCTCGGCAAGGGCTTTAGACTCGCTTATATTTCCGAGCAAACGCTTCTGTTGGTCAGGAGTAAGCGTAACTCCAGCAGTTTTTTGGAATTGATCCAATTCCGCTTGGGTTACGGTGTGCTTGTTATACCAGTCACCAAGAAAAGCGTCAGGGGTAGTAGAATTTTTGAGCCCTTCAGCTACTTCTTTAATTTCAGATTCAGTGGGGGTATACCCTAAAGAACGCAGGTTTTTTTCAGCTCCAGCTTCATAAGTAGCGGGCAACTGCTTTTCCCAACCTTGCGCCAAAAAATGCTCGTACGGGTCCCCTGAAACGTCATTCAAAGTTGCGTACGCTTTAGGATCAAACCCCGGAGACAAACCCTGGACAACCGCCTGTTGCGTGGTCAACACAACATTAGCCGTATCCGCATTTAGGGCTTTTACCGCATTCTGTAGTTCTACCGTAGCAGCATCGTATTTTTCTTTTTCGTTAACGAAAGCCGCATTTTCTGCCTCTAGTTGTTTTGGCAGGTCGACTAGCTTTTGCTCGTTTTCTCGGTAGTAACTATTTACTTGCGATTCCGTGTAGTCATTTAAATCTTGCAAGGCTTTTGCTGTACGTGGCCTCAAAGAGTTTAGTTCAGGCCAAGCCCCTCTACCTTGCGTCTCTAAAAGCGCCACCCTATCACGCTTTGTTTCAAAATCAGTTAGTAATTCCTGCCGCTTAGCAATCCGTTTATTGTACTCTTCGGCAATACCGTTATATTCATCAACAAAACCTTTGGACTTTGCCTCCGATTCTTTTAATGCGTTTTCGCTGGCCTGTGCGGTATCGTATGCCAGTTTTGACTTTTCAATATTTGAAGCGAGCCCTGTCTGGATGGCATTGCCGATAAATTTACCAACCGAATTTGCGATACTGTTTTGTACTGCCGCAGATACGTCTTTTCCTGTCAGCGCTGAATTTACAGTAGCCGTTGCGGCGTTTAGTACAACAGTCGCCACATCTTTATTGTTTGGGTCAAACAGCGTGTCTTTAACGGATTGTGGAGCAAACTCTAAGGCTTTGCCCAAAATGTTAGCTGCTTGTACGCCTGCCGTAAGCGCCGCATCCGCCGAATTTCCACCGACAATACTAGAAGCAGTGGCCGCTTTAATTGCCGCTTTGCCTACGTCGCCTAGCGCATCCCACTTAGGCGAGGCTTTGAATACGGCATCCATGGACGCGACTGTTGCCCCGGCTAATCCTGATAGCGCAGATTTGGTAATATCGTCACCCCGAATAACCCCCTGCGTTACGCTAGCGCTTACCCCTCCGGCAATCTTTCCTGCTATACCGGATAATGATGCAGCATTCTCAGCCACATCGGCGCCATACTGACCGAGAGCACTACTTACGCTAGTATCAAGCGCGGAAGATACGGAGTTTCCTACAAACTCCCCAACTTGCCCGCCGATAAACGACGTTGCGCCGCTCATTACCGCTGATTTTAATACATCGCTAACACTTCCGCCCTGCAATGCCGTGGCGGCCCCCGCAATAACCCCTGTGCCTACTGCCGTAGCAACTGCCGTGCTAATTGTGGCCGTCGTAATAACTCCGAGTGTTGCTGCGCCGATAGTAGCGGCAACCCCGGTAGCGGCTGCGCCGATAAGAATTACTGGTGCCGCTGGCATATTAAAACTCCACGTAATAGGTAGTTACCCGCTTGCCATCAGGCAAGGTTAATGGTTTTTTCTTAAAAGGAAGCTTGGTACGTTTAGCTATTAAATCAAACTTCGGGTCATCCGTATAGGTGTAAGCTACTTTGACCCCGATACCCTGTAGATATTTAGCTAGCAAAACAAAGTTTTTAGCTAGCGTTACAGAGTCTTCTTCGTGAGCTATCGTATGAACTTCAACCATCCCACGTTTACGCACTAGAATAAGAAACAAAGTGTTGCCAAAGTGCACCAATTTTGCGGCGTCAGTTTGTACCGCAGCCGCAAGCTGTGAAATAAACTGTTCCGCCTCTTGCGGCGTTTTGGCGATGCTTGCCGCATACCCTCGGACAATACGCTCTATTGCCTGCGCGTCAGCTTGGTCGTCCATAGCCACCTCAATCCGTCAAATCAATGAATGCCAGCCCGCCAATGGCGTCTCCCGTGCCCGACAAAACTCGCACGCCGACTGTGTAAATGTCGCTGACTCCGGCTAGGCTGGCACCGAGCTGGAGGTCAAAGTTATACCCGGCATCCCCTGCCGAGGCCCCACCCGCTTGGTTAGTGGCGGAGGCGTAATCTACCTGCACCGTAGTGCCGCCGCTCATGGCGGTGGCGGTGATGTCGTACTCGACATTGTTGAACCCGCTTGTCACCCATGAGGCGCCGGTAAGCGTTGTGTTCTTGACCAGCTGGATTTCGTAGTTGCCCGCGCTTGTCGGGAACACAGACACCAGCTGAGGCAGCACAACCGCGCCCAGTCGCGTGCTTTTCAGCCGGATGGACACCAGAGGAACCAACGTCGTGCCGATTGACGCCAAAGCCGTGGTGCGCCGGGCGATCTGTTGCTTGACCTGTTGTTGGTACCCACCTTCAGATACCACCGTGGAGCAAATCTGCTTCATGGTCGAGGCAGACGCCGTGGCACCGGTGTTGGTGATCTCGTACCTGACCGGCAAAATTGCCGTGGTCATGTAAACCTTGTTGAGGTCGTTTGCGTTGTTGAAGGTGTGGCAGATGATGAACTGCCCATCAATCACAAAGCCGCACCGCACGCTACCCACGCCCAGCCACTCAAAGTCGGCAAAGAAGATTTGGGCTTTGGTCACATCCAGCGTCAGCGCGCTATCCCCCGTCCCGTCCAGCTTATCGCCGTTCCAATCCGCTTGGTTTACCGTACGGGCGTCGCTCGCGCTGCCGCCAGTGTAGGTGCGCAGCACAAACGATTTGGTTGTGCCGCTTTGTTGAAAGAACACGCCGTTCTCGGTGTTGAAATAGCCCACACGCTGCCGCAAGTTTTCCTTGCCTTCGTTCATCACGAACGTTGCCAAGACCTGCAAGCTCTTGCCCGGCTGGTAGGGCATGGACCGATACGTCTGCCGCACCACCTCGCTGCCCGAGCTCGTGGTGACGCTCAGGTCAAGCGTGCTCTCATTCGCCTGATAGGTTGTGCTGCCGCCTGTGGCGGTGGCTGTGTCGAATTGGTCATCGGCAGCAAACCTGTTCTGGCTGTCAAACAGCGTGAACGGCTCGCTCATGCGGGCACGGCCAAACGCATCAATCGCGCCGCCGTACAAGCCTACTTGGTATGGGCCTTGGTTTGCCACGAGCTGATCCACCACGTAGTTGAGTTGGTTGAAATACAGCCGCAAGACGTTTGCGAACTGATCGACAAATTGTTTTTCATACTGCACAGGGCCCAAGGGCAAGTTGGGCACCGCGGGCATGCGCGCATCTACGAGAGCCATGGGTCACCTACGTCCATCAGGTCTGAGGTCGATTCGCGGGGCGCCTAGCTGCCACTGCACGCCAAGCCCAGTGCTTTCCATTTTGATCGACATCTGCCTTCCTCTCACGCGGGTATACACCTGCCCTGTAAACTGCTCCACCGGGATTGTGGCCACACGGGTCACGGCTGCTGAATTGCTGCCACCCACAGAGGCCGGGTTGTTGTAGCCCGAGCCGGAGTTGGCAAGCGGCAGCAGATACATGGTGGCGCTGGGGTTAGCCGCCGTCGACCCCCGGAAAGTCACATCCGGCAGCATGCGGTAGATAAACGCAAAATTATGTCCGTCGTCGATGTCAAATTCAGACGAGGTAATGTACGCATTGATGGGGGCAGGCACGCCGGTGGAGTTGTCGTCCACGCCGGATTCGTGATTGACGATGTTGTTCAGATAGGTGGCCGCAACCGGGTAAGCCCGCAATCCGCTATCAAGCCACGCCGTGCGTGCCATGGTGCCGTAATACCACACGTCTTCGACGTAGTTGTACACCACATACCGATCCACAGTCGTGGAGTCGGCGCTGCAATAAAACCACCAGACTTCATTGAAGCCTTCGTTTGTGCTGGCAAACACTTGGCCACGCTGCGCGGAGTTGAAGTCGCTAAACACAAACTGTTTGAGATCGCATCGCAAGGTTTCAACCCGCCCGTTGTATTTGTAAAACTTATCGACGCCCATCCAATACACCACGCCGCTGGCAAGCGCCTTGGCGTTAGGCCCGGCAATGGAGATGTTGTCCCCCAGCAATTGAGTGCCCCACACTTCCGGCGCGCCAAGATACTGAAGCGCATAGAGTGCGGAATCAGTCCACACCACAATCTCTTGCCGGGTTTGCAAGCCTGAAACGATCTCTGATCCATGCGACAGTCGCACGCTACCCGCTTGGTTGGTGGCCGAGGGTGTCCAATTCACCGCGCTTTCTTGATCTGACCAGCGGATCAGCATAGGGTCGTAAGTGGCGGAGAGAGAGTCTGTGGTGCCAAATGCAAACACAAACCGGCTGGTGTCCGACACAAGAACGAAGTTGGCTCGGGTCGGCACATTGGATGCACCTGTCATGGACGACAGCGCCATGCCGCGCGTGGTAAGCCCGCTCGATGCGTCCCAATAATAAATGCCGCCGCCGCGCGGGTTGAATATCAGGTCTTCGCCAAAATTAGCTTGGCTCCACAGCCGCAGACTGTCTGAGGATGCGGTAATGCCCCACGAACCCCCGCTCCATGGGCCTGAGCCCCAGCCTGTGAGCGGCACACTGAATGCCGGCCCGCTGTTGATTTGGTAGGCCGCAGACACCGCAACGCCCCCGCCGGGAGAGCCCGCCACGTCCGTGGCATTTGCTGTGGCCGCCACGGTGATTGTGTAGCTGTTTACGCTCAGGGCAGTAACTTGGTACTGCTGGTTCAGCACCGCGGCGCTGATATTGCCGCCCAGCCCGACCGCCCCGCTGAACGTCACAAAATCGCCTGTCTCGCAGCCGTGTGCCGTATGGGCAATGGTGATGACCGAAGAGCCCAGCGTGGCCGTGAAGGGGTTGTTGAGCGTGACGGTCGTGCGAATCGGCGTGATGTCGTAATACGCTCCGCCAGACTCTACGTAAAACTTGAGGTTTGTGCCGAGCCCCATCAAGTTGAGGTTTGCCAGCGTCACCCAGTTCCACAAGCTGCGGCACACGCCCAGATACGTGCTTGAAGAGATACGCTCCCAGCCGCCGATCTTCTCAGGCGTGCCTTGGCGAAAGCGTATTTTGTCGCAGTCATACCAGCCGCCTTCGTTCGTGTAGCGTGTTGACTCGCGGTTTACGCCTGAGCGGAGCTGAAGTTTCTTAAGTGGCACGGTGCCCCCTTATGCTGTCATTGTGGCGGCGTTTTGTTTGACCTCAGCCACGCGGCGGCCCCAGCCTCGGCCAAACACTTTCCATGTGGGCAGCTCTTGGAGAAACGCAAGCCTCACAGCGTTATACCCCACCACCAGCAGTTGTGGGTCAGCAGCCTTGGCCGCAGCCAGTGTTTTGGGCCCGAGTGCGCCGTCTTGCGCCACGCCGAGCGACTGCTGAAGCCACTTGATTGCCCGGCCCGGGCCGCTGTTCACGGCAGCATCGAACACGCAATAGTCCACCCCGGCGGGTAGATCATCGCCGCAGATTTTGTCCCAGTATTTGCGCTTGTAGAGCGGCTTGACCATCTCCGGGGTGAGCCCGCGCATGGCCTTCTCGTCGACCGGATGGCCGACCCACTCTTCCCAAACGTGTTTGGTGACGCCATACATTGTGACGCCCCCTTTATCTTGCGGATGATCTGAGTAAGTGCCTTCATGCACCAACAACTTACGGAAGGCTTTTTCAAAGTTTTCTTTCATTGCGCGGTCATCCAAGGCGATGTAATATCGGTGACTCCACAGTCCGTTAATTTGTGAGGTCTATCATGGGGAAACCAGTAGATTTGGTTGGGCGAAAATTTGGCAGGTTGACGATCTTGTCTGTATCTACCCCGCGTACCAATACCTATGGAAGACCCATAAAAAGATGGCTCTGCCTGTGCGACTGCGGGGGGCGCACCGAGACAACCACTAACAAGCTTGTGTCGGGCCACACCCAGTCGTGCGGATGCTATGCCACGGAACAAACGTCCAAAGCGAACAAAACGCATGGGATGAGACAAAGCCATGAATACGTTAGTTGGGCCAGCATGAAAAGTCGATGTCTTAACCCACGGCACAAAAAATTCGACTTGTGGGGAGGACGCGGAATAAAAATTTGCGATGAATGGCTCGATTCTTTTGATGCCTTTTACTGCGACATGGGGCCGCGACCTGCTGGAACAACGCTCGACCGAATCGACGCAAACGGCCCCTACGCGCCGGGGAATTGTCGTTGGGCAACTCCGGCTGAACAAGCGAATAATTTGACTACAGTGCGACGCTTTACTGTCAACGGCGTGACGGACACCATCAGCGGCTTCGCTGCTCGATGGGGGTGCAGTCGAGACGCGATAAAACTCCGATTGAGGCGCGGCCAAACCATCGAACACATTGCTAGTGTTTTCGCAAAAAGCTAACCCGCCTTCATGCCGGATGAGCTTGGCAAACGCCTTGTCGAAGTTTTCTTTCACTGGTCAGTCCGTGATCGTAGAAGTTTTAATCCCACTGGCACGGCTGACTGCAAGACGATGGACAGGCCGGA